CTAGTGCTCATGGTCGATGTAGATTATTTGTTTACCACAACGTTTGAGTAATGAAATCGGATCACGCTAACCCTCGGGCAGGTGTGGTCAGCGTCGGGGCGAAAGCCCCCTCGCAGGGCGGAGCAATCCGCACGATAACCGTGTCTAGTGGAGTGTTGTGTATAACCGCGCTGAGTGGCTATGTGGGATGGAGGATCGCGAGAGCCTACGCCCCGCTTGCCCTTCGCGCTGTTAGGGATAGACTGCGTAACTTGTTGAGCGGATATTTGAGGTCAAAAGACCATAAACATGGACAGAGCGAAATTTGGAGAGACCAATTTCGCGAAACCCCTGACCCGCACACTAGTGAGAGGAACCCAACACACACACACCCCGTGTCGGCTTCATGGCGATCGTCAGCAGCGACGTTCGCCCGCTTGTTGACCAATCGAGTCGGTGCAGGCCTGTTTAGCTACCAGATGTCAAACGCAGATCAGCGTAATGGCATACGTGGCAACAGGGCTTACTACTGGCACAAGGACGCAAGCGTTAGGCCTGACGGGGGGCAACCATCAGAGAGGGATCTAGTGCTCATGGTCGATGTAGATTATTACACCGACCTACCAGAGATCTTGTTGGAGCATGAGAACCCGGTGTTGCTATACACATTTCAGCCCACTGAAGTGACGTGTGCCACCGGAGAGTTCAGCTTTCGGTTCAGAGAGGACAACCAAGTTGTCTACTCTGTTTCCGGGGGAGCAAGCTACAACCACAGAGTCTGGCAGTATGGCAAAGACACACTCACCGTGAGTGGCTTCGCGAAAAATAAATCCTGGTGTGTAACGAAAACGTACTTGGTGGAGCGTCGCAAGACTAATCCACATCATGAGTATGTATTGCTGGTGCCCATGTCTCTTTGGTATGGAATACCGGCGATGTTATCATGGTTCTTGCTTGAAGGCAATGAGCTGTGTCACCTGGAGGTCAACCATGGACAATTCAATGTGCTGGACCAACAATTGCAGAACGGTAGAACACGGAGCATAGCAAGGGTAGGAGACTACAATTGCGCAACCGTGAAGCAAACCGTGTTCGACGCCCTCTCGGTAGTTGCGCGTACGAATAGTGTAAAGATTGGTCTTGCAACAGTGTTGTCCTGGATTGACAATGATCGCGTGGCAGCGACTGTGCTTCTTGATTATTTCTTATCAAAGGCGGATGCTCATCCCATGACCATCTACCCAGCTGAGAATGGTATCAGAACGTATCAGTTGATGGAACGGAAAGAGCAGTTTGACCCAGAAGCTAAGGGCCTTATGAAACCTTTCATGTCACCGATTTTACCAGCAACCTTCGTACCGACCGCAACCTCTAGTAATGAGGAACGGGCGGTGAAGGGCCGAGTTCTAGAGACGCAGGATGAGGCGAAGAAGCTAGTGGAAGCCGAGAACGGCACACAGCGTCCAACGCAATTCTTGTTGAACCAGATGGAGAAGTTTGCAGCGTTCGTGTTTAAGGATATGAAACAACCACTGATCCCAGCAGAGATAGAAACTGTGTATGCTAGACAACCTCGGCCAACACAGCAGTCCATCCTACAGAGGGCAGAGGCTAAGACAAGCAAAGATGCTTGCGAATCCTTCATGAAAGCAGAACCATACCAAGATCTTAAGGATCCTCGACTCATCACCACGTATGATGGGGTTTCGAAACGTGAATACGCGCGCGTGATTTACCCGTTGGCAGACTACGTTGTCGCACACTGTGACTGGTACAGCTTTGGTAAGACACCACTGGAGATAGCCGAAAGGATTGTCTACATATGTCAATTATCAACCCTGGGTATCAACATGGCAGATGCGGCACGTATGGACGGGCACGTTACGGCAATTGCGCGTGAGTTGGAAAGGGTGTTGCTCAAAGCTGCATTCGCCCCGGATTATTGGGCGTTTGCGCTAGAGCAACACAGTAAGCAGTGTCATCTACGCGTATACGGAAAACTAGGTACTAATTATGATATAGAGGATCAGAGAGGCAGCGGCTCAGCAGAAACAGCCCTGTTCAACTCTTTCCTGACCAAGTTCAATGATTACCTAGGTAGAGTACTATACGGTGTTGACGAAGAGGAGGCGTATTATGCTCCAATGTGTGCAGCTGGCGATGACAGTATCGCATGCCAATTTAGTAGGACTTGTATCGGTGGTACATACATCGAGAGAGCAGGTAGAATGGTTGGACAGAAGATTGAAAACGTGGAAGCCAAGCGTGGCGAAGCCGGAGTAAATTATTTGTCTAGATTCTATACTGAGGAAGTCTGGTTTGGTAATGCAGCAAGCACTTGTGATCTGCCACGGGCGTTAGCAAAGATCCATGTCACCGTGGCCATGCCGCTTGAGCCAATAGAGAAATTGGTGCAGAAGCTCACTGGACTATGGTATACGGACCGGAACACGCCGGTGATTAAACAGATCTTGGAGACAGGTTTGAGGTTGGGATTGAGCTACTCGTCGAAACCCGATCCGGCATTGGCCGGTTGGTGGGCCCAGTACAGTAGCGAAACCAACTGGCCAAGCGCTGTGATAGAGGATCATCAAGCCTTTGTCACAAAGCTTGTTCCTAACGCCAACTTTGACGCACTGCTCACTTACTTGACCAACACCACGGTGGTAACCCAGTTGTTGACTATGCCACTCATCGATATTCCTGCAAGCACCCCGCCTACGGTGAAGGTGTTAACAGCTGTTGATGATGACATAAAGAAACCGCAAGACAAGACACCGGACTCCACTTCCAGTAATCCACAACCAACGATCGCTATCTTACCTAAGCCAGCAGGGCTGCGAAAACCCGTTAGGGGTCGTAGCAAGGAAGTGTGCGAACAATACATTAGTAATAGCTGTGACGGGAAAACCTGCGGCAAAACACACGTAAAAGTGTGCCGTGACTTTAGGTCCACCAAAGGTTGTCAGCGAGTAGGCTGCAAGTTCCCGCACATGTAGGCGTAGCTGGTGCGCCAACGTATTAGTTGTTAGGATAGTTTGGAAATGGCGAAATCAAAAGCACAGATAGAGAAACGTAGACTGCGTAGACTAGAGCAGCGGGCATTGGCGAGGGCGGAGAAATCCAGCCCGTCAACCATGACACCTGCGATTAGTGGCTCAGGGACATATAAGACCACAAGACAAATGGTCAAGAAAATCCAAGGCCGTGGGGGTTACCTAACGGACTTGCTTAAAAACTTAGGTGGCAAAGCCCTTAAAGGCGCAGTAGGCGCTGTGGGCAATGCCATAGTCCCGGGAATAGGAGACGTAGCCTCAGATTTCTTTAGTTCGATTACAGGCATGGGAGCGTATAAGGTCAAGAGGAACTCGATCATGGACGGGCTGATGGCTTCTGTTGAGACATCCGGAAACGTAGCTCGACCGCCGGCATTTGGCACCACTGGTGTGGGGTCAGATCTCCGGTTCACCCATTCTGAGTATGTAGCTGACGTCCAGTCGTCTACTGCGTTTGCCGGCAACACCTACTTGATTAACCCGGGCAATCCGTTGTTGTTCCCATGGTTGTCGCAGATTGCGGCCTTGTATGAGATGTACGAGTTCCACGGACTTGTTATTCAGTACAGGCCAACGTCAGCAACGGCCGTGGGCACAACCAACGCTGCCATGGGCACAGTCTTGATAGCGACCGAGTATGACGCGTATGACAATGGGTTCGACAGCAAACGCTCGATGGATGCATGTGAATATGCTTCCTCAGGGCTACCGTATGAGCGATTCCTTCATCCGATTGAGTGCGATCCAAAGCGTGGAGTGACAAAGAACAGCTTCGTGCTGCCAGGCGTAACCAGCTTGACTGGGGTGCAGGGCGACGCGAGGCTGGACTTCCTCGGCGCGACAACGATAGCAACTGTTGGCCAGCAAGCTGGCGGACAATCAATCGGTGAAATATGGGTCTCATATGATGTCCAATTGACTCGCCCCGTGTTGGAAAACAACCTGCTCACAACAGGTTTTACCCAACACACTATAGATACTATAGCAACCAACAACGCGACGTATCCCACCAGAGTCTCTAACAAAGTCTCTGGAGGAGTCGCCTTCAATGTTAGCTACTCTGGAATTACAGCCGGATCATCACCGAGTGTGGTCATCGACAACTTCAGCAATGGAGTGGAAGGTGACTATCTCGTTACGATTGGCGAAGTTGCAGGGGGATCGCCAGCATGGATCGGTCCGACCGCCACCACGTTCTCGTTTACGGGAGGGACAGTGAATGCGCAGGTACTACAGGTACCATATGGCTATGCAGGGGTTACAAGCTTCTACTCAGCCAATTACGGAACGGTGTGGGGCGTGATCAAATTCACATCTATGCCGGGTTCCGTGATCATTCCACTTGTCTGTGCCGCGAACGTTCCAACGACGGCTGAAGTCGTGATCGTACCCTTCTCCCAATTCGTGACGCGACAGATAGAAGCGGAACGGAAAGCGCAGGAGGACCCATTGATGATACGATTGGCCAAACTGGAGGCGATGCTGGGAAAGAGTTGCGCAACTGGTCCACTTAGTATAGTTACGGACTGCAACGAGGACTATGTGGCGTTGACTAAAAATGATCCGCCACCCGTAACCCCGTTTAATGCCGTCGTTTGTAAGAGTAATGATAGCAGCTGCAGCGTATGCAGCAGCTGTAGCAGTTGTTCATGCATCCCCCACCTCTCTAAACCCATACGATACTAACACAAATGGTGTCTTATGGTGCGTTTGGACCTTCGGGTTCGTCGCCGGGTTGGTGATCGGTGGTTCATGACTGTTAGCAAGATCCAGGAAACATAGACAGTTGATAGACATCAATACACAGCCAAACATAAAAACAAAACAAACAGTTAGAAATCTGTGTGTACTAAGAAATTGCGAATAGTTGCGAGTACGTTACTTAATCGTTGTTATAGTCCGGCAGGACTGTAAACTGCTCGTCCACAGTGCCTGATAAGCACAGTACCGTTTTCTGTTCATGGACGTAAATATTGAATATAAAACGCC